CAAGTCATTCGCAAAGGCCGGTGAACGCCAGGCAGATTTGCTGGTACTCGAAAAAGGCTTGCAGAAGTTTGGCGTTGCAGGTTCGCAAGCTATTGACGATGTGATCGCCAAGGCCAACGAGTTTGGCAATCTAACGCTCTTCACACAAGAGGATTACATCCAGTCGGCCAATATCCTTACCAGCTTCACCAGCATCGCTGTGAGTGAGTATGAGCGGGTAATTGGCGTGGCGGGTGACGTTGCGCAAGTGATCGGCACTGATGTCACCTCTGCCACTACTCAATTGGCAAAGGCTCTGCAAGAGCCGACAACTGGCCTGACTGCTCTTAGCCGTTCTGGCATTCAGTTCAACGAATCACAGAAAACGCTGATTAAGTCGCTAGTCGAAAGTGGCAACCAGCTTGAAGCCCAAAACTTGATCCTGAGCGAAATTGAGAAGCAATATGGTGGAGCTGCTATTGCGGCAGGCAGCGAAGGGCTGGCAGGCAAGATCGACTTACTAGGCGAAAATTTCAATGATCTGTTCGAATCAATCGGCAAGGCATTAGCCCCATTGGCTGGGCCTTTAATTGATGGTGCAGCCGCTGCGGTTGAAGGCTTCTCTGTAATCGTTCAATCGTTTGGCGAGTTTTGGCAGTTTATATCAGACAAAATTTTCCCCAAGTTTCTTGAGGCTTTGCGGCCAGTTTATGACACGTTGCGCGACGTGTTCGAAGGGGTCGATTTTGAGACAATCAAAAACGTCATTGAGAACACGTTGATTCGCGGTTTTGAAGTAACTGCGGAAGTGATCGGCGCTGCGGCACGTGCATTTCAACGGCTGGTGGAGTTTATCAAGGCTTCTCCATTGGCGGCGGCAATCAATGTTGCGGTAAGCGCAGCAGGGTTCCTTGCTGATAAGTTTGGCTTTACAAAAGATACGGTTGCGGAGTACAACAAGGAGCTTGAGGCAGGCCGAGCAGATCTTGATGCACAGAAGCAGGCCGCGGCCAATCTGGCTAATGAGGCCAGGTTGCGTTCTGAGGCTGAGGCGCAAGTTGCGTTAGAGCTTAAAAAATCAACTGAGGCCACGGTTGATCAGAGCAAGTACAGCCAAGCGCTGCTTCAGTCAGAGATTCAGATTGCACAGGCTAGGGATGAGGGCGCTGCTGCGTATGAAGCTCAAATTCAATTGAACGATGAGATAGCGAGGCAAAAGATTGCTGAGGTTAGCTTGCAGCAGCAGGCTGGGAAGCTTACTGAAGAGCAGGCTCGGCAGCAAGAAGTGATTGCGCTGCTTACAGCAAGAACAGCAAACGAAGTGGCCAGTATCGCAGAACAACGCCGCCAAGAATCAGAAGCCTTAAAGCAATTACGTGAAGTTCTAGACGCAATTAACTTGGCAGAGAAGAACAGATCTTCTCTTGTCGATCAACAGTTGTCGCTTACCCAAGCGAGGGCAGCGGCTGAAACTGCCGTGAACGATGTTCTTCTGCAGCAGCTAAACCGTCAGCTTGATGGCGCCAAGACACAGGAACAACGCAGGCTGCTTGCGCAGCAGATTTACAACCTGACTGTTGCGCAGGCGCAGATTGAGCTTCAGGCAGCGAGGGAGCAGATAGCTGCTAACACAGAGAAGCAGCGCATTGAAACGCAGGCCGCCATCCTCAAAGAAAAGCAAGTTGAACTTACTGTTCAGCTTGCGATAGCTGAAGGCCGTTACAACAGAGAACTGGCCAAAGCTTACGACATTGCAGTTCAAACTAGGTTGATTGCTGAGCGGCAGCTACAAACAACCATTGAGGTTGGAAATTATCAAAATCAAATCGCAGAAGCGACTTTCGCTGCCAAGGTTGAAGCCGCAGGGTTTGCCGCAAACATGGCAAGCGCAGAAAAGAGCACGTCTGGCACAGCCGATCAAATGGATAGGCTAGCCCAATCAACTAGCCGGGCTGGCAACCTTGCAGGGCTGCTTAAATCTCAGTTTGGCGAAGCTGCAAACAACCTGTTGTTTAGCGCAGCATATGCAGCAGAGCAAAATGAACTTGTCAAAAAAGGCATTGTAGGCTTTGGCGAATACAACAAGCTGCAAGAGAAATATTTGAAGATTGCACGAGACATCAACCAGGAAATTTACAGGCGAAACATCCTTGCCGCTCGAAGTCAGCTTGAAGATTTAGGCGTTAGCAGCGCTGCTTTGACAGCGATCGTGCGCAATAACAACTCTCGATCAGGTGGTTTCAATGTGCCGTTTGCTGAAGGCGGTTACGTCACGCGGCCAACTCAAGCCATGATTGGCGAAGGAGGAGAGCCTGAATATGTGATTCCGTCTAGCAAGATGGATGCAGCCATGCGAAACTACAGCGCAGGTCGTCGTGGTGATGCAGTCCTAAGCATGGCAACGCCACAGATCAACCTCACCACAGGCCCTGTGATGCAAATGAATGGCACTGATTACGTCACCAAGGCAGACATGACCCGAGCGATGAGCAGCGCCGTTAATCAGACGATTCAAACGATCACAAGCGATCCTGGCTTGCGTCGTCGTATGGGAGTTGCACGATGAGCAAAGGCATTGCCGCGTTTCTGACGATCAGGCAGAAAAACTTCAACACGGTTGTGGCAAGGTATCAAAACTATTGGCCTAACATCGTCGTCGATGGTTATTGGTTCAAGCCTTTCACTGCTGGTTCGATCACTTCAAATTCATCAGGCGGTCAGCAGTCGTTTGCTCTTGAGTTTGGGTTGCAGTCATCAATTGAGGAGGTAATTGATGCAAGCGCCGTGAATGGTTACATTTACGATTGCGAACTGAAAGAGTTTGCGCCAACTCAAGCAGGTCTACCACCTGGAAACCTTACAACTTTTGCAAGGTTCTTGGGCGAAGTATTAAGTGCCAGCAAGACGGACCAAGGCATTACAGTTGAGGTTGGCACCAGCCTAGATCCGGTCAAGGCGCAAGCGCCACCACGTAGATTCACCACAACGCTAGTAGGGGAACCACCGCAACTATGACTGGTTACATCTCGCCGCAAAGCGCATCATCGCCGATCACCGCCAACCTGCGGAGAGATGAAATTGTATCGCTGCAAACGACAGACAATAACAGCACACAGCAGCAGCGGGTTTTGCAAATCGGTGGTGCGATACCCCTTGTTTTTGGTGTTTATGAGTCATCAACAGACACCGGAGGCGTTTGGCTGACACCGCCTGCTGCTCGCTATGGCATCCAATACGACGAGTCTTCAGACGATTTCTTTTCGTTTGGTTTGATCATCAGTGATGGTGAAGTGCCTCGGATCCCAATATCCGACATATACAAGGGGGCATTGTCTTTCAATACGTTGCTTTCGCCTAGCGTTTCGACAACGTTTGGCGGCCTTGCAACTGTTGGTTTTGACTATACGCTGACCTTTTTAGAGGCTGGCAGCCCAACAGTTGGCACGCCTGGTGGCTTTAATGTTTCCAGCTTGTCAAGCTCACTCCCAAGCACATCATTTACTTCTCCATTCAAAAATATCGTTTTCCCGCCAGCTGGTGGGCCCTTGCATTACGAAAAAACGGTAGAAAGCGCGCAGTCGCAAACCCTTTTATTTGGCGTTGACGTAGCGATTATTGATAATTTTACAATTGGTGTGTTTGATTTTAACGATCAACCAATTCAAGTGACAGTTAATTTTTGGGTTGGCAACACTTTGATTCAGGCCGTAAATACGAGAAACAGCTTTGAGCTTTACGAGCTTACAAATGTTGGCTCTCAGATTCCGCAGGGCAGCGGCTCGTTAATAGCGACTTTCACTTTGCCAGAAGCCGCAAATGTTTATTATCGCCTTGCTTGGAAGGAGTGGATCTATACTGCGCCGTCTCCTGATTATTCACCTGGCACGCCTCCGATCAACAGTGGCATTGGGTTGTTCCCTGGCAGTGGTGGGACATTTGGCGGCATGACGACTCTTGCCGTCACGGGTGGATACGTGAACGGCACTGATCAATCGTTCCTTTCACAGCAAATACGTTGCTTTATCAGAAATGGCGTGATTGTAGACAAGGTGCTTGGCGGCAGTGGAAGCTCAAGCAGCTTCCCTGATCTTGCTTATTACTTGCTGAAGCGAACAGGCAGCGTTGTTGAGCAGCTCATTGATTTGCCATCTTTCCAGGCCGCGGCAACGTTCAATGAACAGATCGGTCTGCCGTTTAATGGTGTTCTATCTAACAGCGTAAACCTGCGCGATTACCTAACCAGTGTTTCGCAGTATTACTTGCTGCGCTTTGTGCAGTCAGGCGGTAAGTACATGCTTAAGCCATTGCTGCCATTGGCCGCGGATGGCTCGCTTGACGTAGGAGCTATTACCCCTGTCGCGACCTTTAACAATGCCAACATTGTTGCCGGTTCATACGCGAAAGAATACACGCCAACAGACTCATTGCGCCCGTTCTGCGCGTTGATGTCTTGGCGAGCACAGACCAGTGCAGTGTTTTCGCAATCACAGGTCACAGAGGTTCGCTACGAAGGCTTTGCTGTTGATGGGCCATTTGAACAGTATGACATGGATGAGTTTTGCACTGATTCTCGTCACGCTGAGGCTATTGGTACTTACATCATTTCTACGCGTCGCTATGTTACGAACACTGTAAGTTTTCAGACAACATCCAATTCTTCTGGTTTGTTGCCAACTGATGTGATTGAGGTGGTTTGGTCGTACGAGTCACAAGGTGTGACAAGAGAAACTACGGATTTATATCAAGTCGATTCGATCCTTGAGGATCAGCAGGGCGTTTACCGCATTCAAGCAACGCATTTTCCGACAGACGCAACCGGCAGGAGCTTGGTTGCTCTTGATGTGCAAAATGTGCTTTCGACGGCATTGCCTGCATTGGAGGCGCCATTGCTGGGGCTACAGGCCAGCTTCTTTGATTTTGAAGATGGAGAGTCTCAACCGGGCGTTTTTGGTCTTGATACTAGGTCGACCCTTCAGGCATTCAGCGGTGGCAAGTCTGCTGAGACAGCCTTTGCTTATCCAGACATCAAATTTACCAACGCTTTCCCCGACCCGAACGCGTTTTATTACATGTGGTCGTGGCGATCGTACAATTCAGGCAGTTTTCAATATCACACATTTTTTGGCATCCGAGATGTTGCCAATGGTGCCGGATTTGACATCATAACAGCAAGTTCTACAAATATCCTGTTTGTTGGCTCAGGATCACCTCAAGTAATAGGCACTGATACGTCAGTAGCAAACAGCTGGAATCATTATTTTATTCAGCTTAATTGGGTTAACGGAAACCAAGACCGGCCAGAGATTAGCTTGTGGATCAATGGGGCACTTGTTGCCAATGTAATCATCAGCCCTAGCACTCCATATTCTCCGCCAGCTGGCACCAATGCTGCGCTTGGTGATTTCAGGGTGGCAAGAGATGGGAACACGATCGGTGGGACAAAGTATTACGACTATTGCTTTGGTGGGACAGCCGATACGCCTTTGGTGCCAATGAATCAGCCTACTATTGTGCCGGCAGACATTGAAGCGCAACTAGATGCAGCAGCGCCTGATCCTGTTGCAGCTGCAACCAGATTCAGCTTTGAGGCTTCAGAGGCTCAGGTTGGTGTGTACGGCGGAGCCCAGCGTGTATCAACTAGGGCTTTTGATGGCGTGATTTCAGCCATATCTTCCAACCCTACTCTTCAAGACATACAGTTGTATTTCCAAAACGCATTTCCGTTCCCTGAGCGGCCTTATTACTCATGGTCCGTCAGAATTTACAACAATGTCGTTTCCTCAAAAATTGCAACCTTATTTGTTATTGCAGGTCAACTGAGCGAGGGTAATCAACCTTACGGCTGGCGGCTTGCAGCTAGAGGCGGTGGTCAAAATCTCGGAGACCCGACGATTATCCGTGTGCAATTGGGTGATGGCATTGGCGGAACTGTCGATAGTAACTTGGGCATCATTACTATTCCCGGCGACCAGTGGAATCATTATTATGTTCAGCTTTATTTTCCCAACGGCACCAATAATACGCCCATTATAAGCTTGTGGTTTAATGGTGTGCTTGTTGGTACAAGCAGTGGGACTGAACCGTATGATTACCCTAGGCAAACGAACGGTCCAAACCCTTTGACAAAAGCAGATTTTCAAACACCTTTTAGTCAATACAGTTCTCAATTCCCAAATCCTGGGTTTGCTTATGCATATTACGACTACTGCTTTGGCGCAACCTTAAGCAGCCCATTGGTGGCAATGAATGCTCCAACCATCAACCCAAGCGCTATTGAAGCGGCACTTTTTGGCCTCACTTCATAGCTGCAGTATCATGAATGGATAGGTGGAACCGCTCTGATGACTTGGACCCTTGCTAATGCTGTTACGTGGACCGGCGACAGGGCGGCCAACAATACGGCAATGGAATATCTGTTCGATACTTATCTTCCGTCTAAGGGTTGGTTCACTGGTGCCCACCCAGATGGCAGCAGTTTCAAGCGTGTTTTTTCGTACTCTGCAACCGATAGTCTTCAAGGCGGCATTTGGGCAAGCTATTTTTGGGCGAACTGGTCTAGCGCCACGACTTCGACACAATGTGTAATATATGAAGACGCAACCTATACGACAGCTCCAGGCGATTTGGCGACTGATACGACCGACAGAGTTGATATGGTATATAACGATGCATCCTATGCGTTCTATGGTTCTAACTGGCGATTTTGGACAAGCGACGAAGAGCCCTCCGCCACGTTGGTGACTAGGAATAAAAAGGTGATGTGGTATCACCCAGGTTTTAGCAGTGCTGCATTTGTTCAGGCCGGAACTTGGGATGGCACCGTCGACAATCCTAATACTTGCATTTGGCCCATGTTAACTAATGGCGCCATTTCTCAGACCAATGCGCCTACCATCGCAGGCACTATTGGTGTTCGGTATGCCATATCTCCGCAGCCCTATTACGGCAGCACATATCAAAATTTGATGCCAGAGATATTTTTTACAAACTTTGGGATGAATTACTATATTTCCAGTGACTTCGGCCCGGCTTTTTTCATCAACCAGTCAGATGTTCGCTACCAAGTACCTGCTAGCCTTAGCGTTAGCTCTAGGAGCAATTATGGATCTGGTTTTACCTTAAACGGAATCTTGATGCTTGCCAACGGTCGCTATTGGATCCGCACTCAGTCAGACACTAACTATCCAAGCCTTATCTTTGATCTTGGCACCACTGAGCCCGATCTCACCTGATCATCATGGCAGCTGATTACACAATCACAGCGACAGAGACAACGCTGCCCGGCGGGATGCCAACAGCTGAAGTCGTAGACGCTCTTACGCCTCTCGATCTCAGCTTTCTAGATATTGTTGAAACTAGTTCATACTCTGGCAGCAGTGGTGGCGTTGCACCACCAGGCGGCGGCCCGGTGTTCCCTGCTCTCGCGCCTTCAAGTCGCACCTTTACGCAAGGCGTGCAGCCAATTAGCGTTTTTCAAACGTACTCAGGTCTTGAAAATCGTGTGCTGCTTGGCGCTAATCAATTTGGCCTTACCCTTGAACTGGCCTTTCAAAATTTAACTGAAGCAGAATACAGCCTGATTTTTGCCCATTACATTGCCACACAAGGCTCGTACCAAGACTTCGACTTAAGCGCAGAGGTTTTGGCTGGGATGTCAAACACTGCATATTTGCAACCTACAAATTACACCTACCGTTACGCCTCGCCGCCTTCTGTTCAGTGGGTGGCACCTGGCATCGGCACTGCATCAGTGCAATTGACTGCATCGGTTCCATTTACCTAGACTCCTTGTAAGGGCTCAACCGCGCCATGGCAAATAAGCAATACACGGGCATCGATGGCGCTTTGTACGTCAACGGCAGCAAGGTCGCACGCGTTGAGTCTTGGAACCTGACTGGAATCGTTGATAGCCTAGAAACCACCAACCTTAGCCAGTACGCCAAGACCTATATCAACGGGAATCAGTCCTACTCTGGCAGTGCCACAATTTTCTATTACGAGAACGCAAGCAACCAAATCGAAGGTGCTGCGTTGCTCGATGATGTTTTGCGTACCACTCAAACGCCAAATGCTCCGGCCACAGTGCTGAAGCTGCAGCTGAACAATGGCGGAGTAGCTGAAAGGGTTCTTGAATTTACCTGCTTGATCTCCTCTGTTGACATCACGGCACAAGCTGCGCAAATTATCCAGGCAAACATTCAATACAATGTGACTGGACCCCTGACCACCGTGACCGTTGTCTAATGGCTCTTTGGCTTGGTGAAGCAGGTGGCCTACGTTTGGGCCGAGCATATGCAGGGCCTGCATACGGCTTGCTGGAGGCGGCCAACGTTGACATCCCTGACAAGCGGTTTGATCTTGGCTTGGCCAAGACAACCTTGATCACTGGCGATCAGGTCAAATTCACACGCGTTGATGCCAATGGTGTGTCAGGTGGGCCGCTTGACTTCATCGGTGGCGTGACCGACACGGAAATTACGCTGTACGTCAACGTGGATGGCGTTGGCGGCATCAGGCTTTATGACTTATGGAGCAATGCCCTTGAAGGCAGCCTTGATGCAGCGCTAACGCTTGTTGCACCTAGCAGTTCGTACCGAATCTCCTATGAAGTGGTAACTGATCTGGATTTGTGCTTAGCGCAGACGACTGCTTGGACACTGAACACCGATCGCGATCTTGCGGATTTCACCAGCCTTGGCGATGCCTTCCGCCAACAGATGGGAATGCTTGTCTCGGGCAGCGGTGACGTTACCTGTTTTTTTGATGCCAACTGGCGCCTGCAAGACGGCTCATACGACACCGAATCACCTGTCTACATGCATCGGCTGGCCATTCGGCAAGAGATTGGATCGGATTTTACGGGTGTTTTTCTGCTAAAACGCACTGATGCCATCCCGCTTGATGAGCTGTGCAACACCAGTGATCGCGCCTTGTTTTATCTGGCAAATTGCGTGGTGACATCAGTGGCAACTCAGCTGACGCCTGGCGAGCTAATCCAAAGCCAGATCCAGTTTGTCACAACAGGCCAGGTCAGACTGTTGCACGACGTTGCCGGGAAGTACCTCCTCTAGAATGCGCTTAGCGCGGTATGCGCCTTTGACCGGGAGGTTTATCCATGTCTCTGAACGTCCGACACAAACACAGCTCTGTTCAGGACCAAGCGCCTCAGCCGTCTGATCTTGTCAATGGCGAAATCGCGCTAAACATCAACGCCAATAGCACTGCGCTCTACACAAAGGACAGTGCAGGCAATGTGGTCAAGCTTGCGCCATCTGGTGGCGATGTTGATTCAGTGTTTGGCCGCACTGGCGCTGTTGTGGCGGCAGATGGCGATTATGACCTAGGCGAGCTTGGTGATGTCGATCTGAGTACTGCTGCGCCTGTCAATGGCCAGTTTTTGGCTTATGACGGTGCCAACTGGGTGCCTGGTGACGTTGTAAGCAGCGTTGACCTCGGTTACACGGCATCAGCCACTGATGGCACGGTGACCAACAGTGCTGGTGCTGACGCAACTGTGCCACTGGTCACAGGTGCTGATGCAGGCTTGATGGCGCCTGGCGATAAGACGAAGCTAGATGGCATTCAGGCTGGCGCAGAGGTTAATGCTGTTGATTCTGTCTTTGGCCGAACAGGTGCGGTCATTGGTGCAGAAGGTGACTACAGCCTTGATCAGCTTGGTGACGTTGATTTAACGACGACACCGCCAACGACTGGCGAGGTGTTGCAGTACGACGGCAGCGAGTGGGTGCCTGGCACTGTTAGTGCATCAGTGCCTGATCCGCTGACGCTTAATACGCTGACGGTCAACACGCTGCTTACTGCCGAGCACATCCACGGCAACATCGCAGGCAGCGTCTACATCCACGTCAAGAACACCGACACGGTACAGCTTGCCAAGGGCACGCCGTTTTACATTACTGGGACGGTTGGCGCCAGCGATGCAGTTGAAATCCAAGCAGCGGACAGCGCCGACCCCGCCAAAGGCCCTGCAGTCGGCCTACTGGAAGACACCCTTGCGGTAAACGGCGAGGGCAACGGCACAATCATCGGCGAAATCTACCAGTACGACACCGCTACCCCCGGTTGGAGCACAAATGATGCGCTGTACGTCGCAAACGGCGGCGGACTAACAAATGTCGAGCCAACAAGCGGCTACCGCCAAGTTGTGGCCTACGCAGGCCGCATCCAGGCAAGCACTGGCACGCTAATCCTGACTGGTACAAGCACCGACCCAGTAGCAGGCAGCAACACCCAGCTGCAGTTCAACGATAACGGCGGCTTCGGCGCCGACAGCGGCCTGACCTTCAATAAGACAACTAATGCTTTGACAGTTGGTGCAAGCACTGTTGATGGCGGCTCTGCAAAGATTTATGGCGACATCGACCTGGACGACGGCGGCAGCTTCAGCACCACAGTTCAAGCAGTAACACCCACTGCTAACCGCACAATCAGCTTCCCCGATGCCACTGGCACTGTTGCACTTGTTAACGGTGCTAACGGCACAATCCAGTACAACGACGCTGGAACGCTAAATGGTAACAGCGACTTTACTGTTGACCCGGATTGGAATGATGCTTCGACAGTCTTCACTGGACTGAAGCTGAATGTAACAGATGGCGCTGGTGGTTCACCTGTAAGTGCTGCAGGTAGCAACCTGCTGGATCTGCAGAGTGGTGGGACGAGTTCATTCACGGTTGGGCCAAATGGAGCGCTGGCTGTCTACAATTCCGGGTTTCCCGCTGATGGTGGAAATCTATTTGGCGTCTTTCATGTTAGTGGCGGATACCATCTTTCGGTAAGCAGTATTACTCAACCATTTATCAAAGTTGGCGGCCCAGGTACTGGTAGTATTCAGATTCGAAGTGACTCTGGCTACCTAGGGTGGGGCGCTTCGGGGCAGGCTGGCGGCACTCCAACACTTACCATCTACCGCGACGCCGATAACATCCTCGCCCAACGCAACGGCACCGCTTCCCAAACCTACCGCCTTTACAACACCTACACCGACGCCAGTAACTTTGAGCGTTTAAGTTTTAACTGGGATGCAGACGTATTCAAAATCAAATCAGAAGCAGGAGGTACTGGCACTGTTAGAGGTATCCAGCTTGGCTCCGCTGCCACAGAACCAGTCGCATTGTTTGGTGCTACACCAGTAGTCCAACCCACTACAGCGGTAGGCTCTGCAACTGTTGCAGGAGGCGGTGGCACCGCAGTTGATGACGCAACCACATTTAACGGATATACACTTGCACAGGTTGTGCAAGCTCTGCAAAACCTTGGCATCCTTGCATAACGATCATGAA